TATCACAAGAAAATTTTGATAAGGGTGAAAAAGACTTTAAAGAAAACCCTTTGTTTATAGATTCTGATCTAGAACTCTATGAGGCACAGAAAAAAGAACTAGATAAAGGAAAATCTGACTTTCAAGGTGTAGGTCAACATACAAATCAAGTTGTAAGTTCTGTGCAATAACGTGTATAAATAGATTTAACAACAACAAACAGAAGTGGAGTAAATTATGAAAGTCGGCGAACAAATCCTTATGGCAGCTAAAAAACAGGCTGAAGGAGAACTTGAAGTACATAAAACAAATATTGCAGTTTACCAAACAATGCCAGCGGGTATTGGTGAACATAGCGACATCGTAGAAGCGGTTATGGCAGAGCTTGATAAAATGGCTGCAGCACATGATCGTATCGAAATGATAGATAAGTACCTAACGTAATATGGCAAGAACACAGACAAAATCAGACGCATCAGGTGCAACTAAAGCTTCAATTACGAGTAGAGAGATCCTGTACTCTGATTTTGATCTGTCATTTATCAAACATCCAAATACTAAAGATGTTACCATATTAAAAGATATTGACTCAGTTAAGCAGTCGGTAAAAAATTTAGTACTTACTGGAAAAGGCGAAAGACCTTTTCAACCACGACTTGGTTCTGATATTCGTAAACTTTTATTTGAACCAGTTGACGAATTTACGGCTCTTGATATAGAAGAACAGGTAAGAGTCACAATAGATAATTTTGAACCAAGAATTAAAATTAACAAGCTTGACGTTATATCAGAACCAGACAATAATAGGTTTAAGCTTTCTTTAGAGTTTCAGATGATTACAAGTCTGGCTAGCGGCGACCTTACATTTTACTTAGAGAGAATTCGATAATGGCAGTTACTGTATCAAAAGAAAGATTGAATGTCACATCACTTGACTTTGATGAGATTAAAGCAAATCTAAAAACATTTCTTCAATCACAACCAGACTTGGCTGACTATGATTTTGAAGGATCAGCCTTAAGTACTATTATTGATGTGTTGGCATATAATACCTTCTATAATTCATTCAATGCCAATGTAAATATGAATGAAATCTTTTTGGATACCGCACAAGTTAGAAATAATGTGGTGTCTCATGCTAAGTCGCTTGGATATGTACCAAGGTCAATAACTAGTTCTTTTGCTGAAATTGACGTAACAGTAAATGCACCAGCTGGAACACCGGCATCTCTTAATATGCCAAGAGGTACTACTTTTCAAACTACTATTGATGGGCAAAACTTTTCGTTTGTCAACCTTGAAGCTCAAACTATCGTGCCTACTGCAGGCATTTATAAGTTTCCAGCTGTAAAGGTAAATCAAGGAACAATTAGAACTCAAAGCTTTATAGTTGATGATACATCAACAGCTCAGAAGTATGCTATTCCAGATACAAATATCGATACCGCAACACTTATTGTAAAAGTAAAAACTAATGCAACGTCTACAGATTTTGACATCTATACTCTTGTAACTAACATTGTTGATGTTAGTGGTACTACAAATGCTTACTTCTTACAAGAAGGAATTGATGGACAATTTGAAATTTATTTTGGTGACGATGTATTTGGTAGAAGACTTACTGCAGGTAATATTGTTGAGATCGAATATCTTGTTACTGACGGTGCGGCTTCTAATAATGCAACAGTGTTTAAACTTACTGGAAACGTATCGGGTAATACTAATGCATCTATTAATTTGGTATCAAAAGCTGGTGGTGGATCTGCTGCTGAAACTACTGACTCAATTAAGTTTAATGCGCCACTTTCGTTCCTCTCACAAAACAGAGTTGTAACGGCAGATGATTATAAAGCTATTGTAAAAAATAACTATACCAATACTGAATCTATCTCGGTATGGGGTGGAGAAGAACAGGCAGTACCAGAATACGGAAAAGTTTTCTTATCAATTAAACCAAAAAATGCACAAGTTCTTACAGAATCTCAAAAACAGTTTATCAAAGATAGTATTCTTAAAACTAAAAACCTAGTATCAATAACACCTGAAATTGTAGATCCAGACTTTACATTTATTAAGCTGGAAGTATTTTTTAAGTATGATCCAAACCTTACATCTCTTACTGCAGGTGAGCTTAAAAATGCGGTGATTGCTACCATTACAAACTATAATGACACTAACTTGAAAAAATTTGATGGAGTATTTAGAGCATCACAAGTAACTACAGCTATTGATGCCACAAATCCAGCTATCCTAAATACAATTATGCGAGTTAACGTACAGAAAAGACTAACACCTACTATTGGAACTGCTTTAAAATATGAGCTATCGTTTTCATCACCATTCTCTGCAAACATTGCAACAGGCGAGTCTGTTATTGATTCATCAGAATTTGTATTAAATGGATTTAACCATAAAATGCAGGATGTTGCTACAGACGATACTAATATTAGGAAGCTTCAGTTTTATCGTATTGCAAACAATCAAAAGATTATTACAACCGAAGATGCGGGTACAGTTGATATTGCAAAAGGACTTGTAACACTTACGTCTTTCAATCCTTCTTCGGTGGTTGGTGATAACACTTATATCACAGTTACAGGTACACCAAGTTCAAGTGACTTGGCGCCAAAAAGAAATCAGCTACTTCAAATTGATCTGCTTGAAACTACAGTCACACCTCAAATTGATGAGATTGCGACTGGATCTGTTATTGCAGGTATTGGATACACAACAACACCGAATAATGTATAATGTCTCATAAAGTAACATCCATAGTACCGGAGCATATCCAACTCGATAGACCTCAGTTAATGACGTTCTTAGAGGCGTACTATGATTTTTTACAAGAACCAGATCAACCTAGTACTTTTATGAAAAATTTGCCGGTTCATAGAAATATTGATGACACCGCTGATATATTTTTAGAATTGCTGCAAAGAGAATTGGCAACACCAATTCCCGAAACAATTATTGCAAATAAAAGAAAGCTCTATAAAAATATTACTGACATCTATCTGTCAAAAGGTGCTACACCTTCTTTTGAATCTTTGTTTAAGCTTATCTTTAATGATGAGATTGAACTATACTTTCCAAGGGTAGATATTCTTAAACCATCTGATGCAAAGTACGATGCAGTTAATGACAGATGGTTAGGTGATGATGGTAAGCTTTCGGTAAAGAAATTTATCCAGGATTCAAGATTTTACCAGTCATTCTCTTATGTTATTAGAACTGGTCAAACAATCGATAACTGGAGAGACGTTGTTAAAAAACTACTTCACCCAGCAGGGTTTGCTTTTTTTGGTGAGGTAACTATCTTTTCACAAGCAACTGGCGTAAATGCTGCAAAAGTTCAAAGAGCATTTCCGGCAGACTTTAGTGTACCATCAGCTGGTACTCCGGTTTTTGCTGATCCGGTAGTGGTTGATGTTACTATTCCGGTTATTGGTGGTGTTCAGGTTAACCTATCACTGTCATATATTCTACAACCACAAGCTCAACATGCAGTTGGACCTACGTTCCTTCATGTTGATAAGTACAAATTCCTTCCTGATATTGGCCCTATAAGTAATTATGGTGGGTTTACAATAGCCCAAGCTAATGCAGGAGCAAAAATTGACGTTTCATTTGAATCTGTCATAAACATTACGTAGAACACGTATAAATAGTTTAAACTAATTAATGAGGTAAGGGTTATATAAAATGGTAGCCATAATTTCAAAACAAATCAGGGTCAATAACGCGGGTAATTTCCGTGATGATATTGGTACCAATAGTACATATTTGTATATTGGTCGATCTCATCCTTGGCCAAACTCAGACACTAATATTGCCACTCCAGTGGATACGGTATTTGATAAGAATAACGTCCATCAGAATATGATTGCCTTGAAAAAGGTAGCACAATCAGATGTGACTCATTCAATTACTCGATATAACTGGCTGTCAGGTACGACTTATATTCCGTATGATGATCAGCTATCTACATTGAGTACTTCTCAATACTATGTAATCACAGACGAACTTAACGTTTACAAATGTCTGGAAGCTGGAACCGGCGCATCAACCGTTAAACCGACAGGACAAACCACCAACGCAGCCAATAGTGCTACTGCCGATGGTTATGTTTGGAAGTTTATGTACGCACTTTCTGGTACTCAGGCAACTAAGTTCCTGACGAACTCATTCATTCCAATTAATGTCCTTACCTCGAATGATGGTTCACTTCAGTATCAAGTACAAACAAATGCTCAAGCAGGGTCAATTCACAGAATTATAGTAACAGCTGGTGGATCAGGTTATACATCCAATCCAACTGTTACAATTACAGGTAACGGCGCAAGTGCTACGGCTTCGGCTACAGTCGTAGGTGGTGCAGTTACTGGTATTTCAATGAGTAATATTGGATCAGGTTATGATGAGGCTGTAGTTACTATCACCGGTGGTGGTGGAACTGGAGCTGCAGCAAGAGCTGTTATCTCACCTCCAGGTGGTCATGGTGCAAATGCAGCTGATGAACTTGGTGGATTCTTTATTATGGCAAACGTTCAGCTAGATTCGGCTGAAGGTTCTGGTGACTTTCCAATTGATAATGACTTCCGTCAACTTGGTCTACTACGTAACCCATTCAATCATGGAACTACTACGGTAGCCACAGCTTCCACACTACAAGCTACTCGATCGATTGTAACTGGTGCTCCAACTGGTGGTAACTTTGCGGTAGACGATATTATTACTGGCGGTACATCTGGAGCTCAAGCCTATATAACTTCGATTGATACCGGAACTAATACCATTCGTTATCATCAAGATGCAACCACAGGATTTGGAACATTCCAAAGCTCTGAAACAGTAAGTAATGCAAGTTCAGTATCGGCAACGATCAGTTCTCTTGGAGATCCGGAAGTTGAAAAATTTTCAGGTGAAGTAATTTACATCGAGAATAGAAGTGCGGTGGCAAGAGCAAATTCGCAGATTGAAGATATTAAACTTGTACTAGAGTTTTAAGGTAAAAAATAATGACACTCGATTTTAACATTTCCCCATATTACGACGACTTTGAGACCAATGCAAAGACTCAATATTATCGCATTCTCTTTCGTCCTTCAGTTGCCCTTCAAGCTAGGGAGCTAACACAACTCCAATCAACTCTTCAAAACCAGATCAAAAACTTTGCTGATCATACTTTTGAAGATGGTGCCATGGTTATTCCTGGTGCAACTGCTCTTGATAAAGAATATGGATTTATTAAAGTCGGGAACCTTTTTAACAGTGTAGATGTTGAAAATTATAGAACAGAATTTCTAAATACAACTATTACCGGTTCAACAACAGGTGTTACGGCAAAGGTTGTCGGTACCGTACCAGTAACCGGTTCGGATCCCATTACGCTTTTTGTAAAATATACTGGATCCGGTACAGATAAAGTTACGAAAACCTTTGCACAAAATGAGGTTGTAGTATCTAACGCTTCCACACCAAGATCAGCTCAAATTGAAAATACAGCTGGCAGTGTAGGATTTGGATCGGCTGCTAATATTCAACCGGGTATCTATTATGTGAGTGGAACATTTGCATTTGTTACAAGTCAAACACTTGTCCTTGATAAGTATACCAACACACCATCATATAGAGTTGGTCTTACTGTAAATGCAACAATTGTTTCATCTACCACAGATTCAAACCTAAATGATAATGCCACAGGTTCTCCAAACTTTGCTGCACCTGGTGCTAATAGATATAAAATTGAACTTGTACTTTCGAAAAAAGGTTTGTCCGCTACAGACGATCAAAACTTTATTGAACTACTAAGAGTTGAAAATGGTGTTATTGCTAATCAGATTAGATCAACCGAATACTCAGTCCTTGAGGATACCTTTGCTCGTAGAACCTATGATGAATCAGGCGACTATGCAGTAAGACCTTTTGGTATTGATGTAAGAGAACATCTAAAGGCAAATGATAATAGAGGTATTTTTACTTCGGCTCAAGGTGGTAGTGATGCTAAGCTTGCAATTGGTATGGAGCCTGGCAAAGCATATGTTCGTGGTTATGAAATCGAAACACTTTCAACTACATTTCTTGATGTTAACAAAGCAAGAGATACAGAACAAGTTCAAAACTCTATTGTAGCTTTTCAATTAGGTAACTTTACAAAGGTCAACACAACTACTAACTTACCAGACGTTAGTACTTACGAAAAGCTAGACCTGATTAGCTCAGGTAGTACTGTAATTGGTACTGCAAGAGCAAGGGCATATGAACTTCATTCTGGTACACCAGGTCAAGCATCTGCTGTCTATAAACTATACCTCTTTGATATTCAAATGTCAGGATCAAACCTGTTTTCGGCAGTTAATACTATCAACACGGTAGGTTCTACATCAGGCAAATTTGCTTCAACTACAGTAAAGGTTGGTGGTTCAGCAGTACTGGAAGGTATTGCAAATAATGACCTATTGTTCCCACTTCCATATCAAACTGTAGAAACTATCAGAGATTCTACAAACGCAATTGATACCACAATTACAATAAGACGAGTTTATACAAAGACACTTTCATCTGGTCTTGGTACTATTACTGCAGGATCTGATGAGTCTTTCCAAACACCTTATTCTGGTATTGACTTCCTAGTTGCCGATTCTAGTACTGGTACAATTTATGATATGTCATTATCTGATGGTACTGCCGGTGTACAAAGACTTTCAATTTCTGGTACAAACCAAGTTAACCTTAATATTGATCTTACTGGTGCAGGACTATCAAACCAAACACTCATTGTTATCGCAACTGTAATAAAAAGAGTTGCACAAGAAAAACAAAAGACCTTGGTAACAAACCACAATCTAAATATTCAATCACCAAATACTACAGTGAATGGATTTGATTCTCTTGTTAAGGCAGATATTTTTAGACTAGTTGCGGTTCATGACTCACAAGCTGCTGGCACAAATGCAACTACCTCAGATCTAAACATTACAAGTAGATATGAACTAGATGACGGCCAAAGAGATAACTTTTACGATATTGGTAGAATTAAACTTAAGCCAGGATCACCACCTCCAACTGGTAGAATCCTAGTTGTCTTTGATTATTTCACACACGGTGCTGGTGACTACTTCTCAGTAGACTCATACACTGGCCAGGTTACTTACGCTAACATTCCATCATACGCGGCGGCAAATAAACTATACGAACTAAGAGATGTATTAGACTTCCGCCCACGTGTACGTGACGACGGAACATCATTTGTTA